ATGGTGTCAGTGGGCACAGTTAACATCAAGAGTGTTAACTGTGCCCACATTCCTAAACTGCATACTTTAGGGGGCATCCGCTCCCATGCGGATGCTTTTGGCGGTCTGCGGACCGCTTTTAAGAGAAAATATTATTTATTACTTTTAGGAATACGCATGTCATAGTTCCACACACAAGAATCATTATAATGCTTTCCATATATTACCTATTATTATAAAACCAATCCTCAATCAACTTTAGAACACGATTCAAACGAATGAGAACACGAATCTTCAAAGTAGCGAAATATAGAAAAATTGGAACAAATACCAAAGCAACAATTAAGACCGCAACCTCATTCATAATAAACCTCCATTATTACTTACCAAAAATATCCTTAAGTTGAGCAACTAAAGAAGGATTCAAATTATCATCCATCCAAGACCAAGCTTTAGCAGAAGTAGAGCTACCAGACTTAGAGGAATCTCCACCAAGACCAAGAAAGTCTAAAATACCAGTACCAATATTGTTAATCATACCATACTTAGTATGGTCAGTAGCATACTGAGAAGCTGCATAACTCTGGTCAGCAGCATACCGAGTAGCACCGGCATGAATACCAGCTTGCTTAATACCAGCAGCAGCGTTAATCTGGGCAACTATCTCACTCATAGCATTATACTTATCAGCAACAGCCTCTTGCGTCCTGGCATTGATATTAGACGCCTGAATAGAAGTTTGAGCGGCGAGAATAGAACCGAGCAAATTAGCTATAGCACCTGAAGTAGAAGTATCTGCATCGGCCTTAGAACCGGAACCAACGACACCGGAAGCGGTAGCACCGGAAGTCACAGCAGCACCATTACCATTCATAGCAGACAATACAGGGTTAAGGCCAGCGGCCATTAAATCCTTGACCTCTCTCTGATGGGCGGTATTAGACATCATTTCTTGCCAGTCTCTATTTTTCTGTGCTTCGGCAGCATTAAACCGCATAACACGGGCAGACTGATCAGCAGACCAAGAACGCTGTTTCTCAGCTTCGGCAGCATTAAAAGCAGAATTGTCCTGCGCAATACCACGAAGATTACTAATCTGAGCAGCAGCATTATTTACATTAATTGCAGGCCGGGACATTGCAGAAGCCGCAGCACGGGCCGTAGAAGCCGCTGAGAGCAATCCTGTACCTAACATAGGAATCATATCATATCTCCTTTCAAAAAGCAATAGGGAGGCCCCTAGGGCCTCCCAGAGGGGTTAGTGATGGTCAATCAGTCCGGGGATGCTATACATAGGCATAGGCCTTGTAGCACGATTCTGGACAAAAATATCGGCAAAGAACTGATTACTTACAGAGGAAGTCACAGCAAGAACACGGTCAATATTCGTCTTGTCCTCACGAATCCACGAATCAGACAGGGAAGGACGCTGCGAATAGTCATCGGCAAGATGCCAGACATCCAAACTCTGAGCATAGGCGGAACGCATCTCACCAGTTACCCGGTTAGGCTTATAACGATAATCGGCCCAAGCTTCCTGATAACCGAAAACTTCATCATCTTCGGTATTTCCCTGCGCATAAATTTCCTTATTCTTTACAGCCTGTTCACCGATATTTGCAAAGACGGGCCAGTAGTAGTCGAAACGGTCCTTTCTAGACCACATACGGTCAAGGCCTTGCTGATAGGTGTGGTCATAACGGGCAACCATAACACCAATAATAAAGCCATGTTCCGTGAAAGACTTAATGAAATCGGAATGACTGTCCGTGGTCTGGGACATACCAACAACAGTACCCTGAGGAGTAGAAGCACCGGAACCAGTACCAGACTGCTGCACAACCTGATTGATATTGATAGGAACACGATTACCGCCGAGATACTCAGGACGCTGCAAGCGCGCATCCGGAGAAGTAACACCGAAATGAGACTTCAAAATCTCAATGTAACGGGAACCACCTCTAGCATCACGCTCATACAATTTCTGAATCTGGAAAGCAAGACGCAACTGATTGATAGTAGCCATCTGAGCATTACCAGTATCGACAGCATACAGATTGTTAAACCAAACATCCGGAGTACCACCTGTTTGAAATTTAAGATTCCAGCTTGAAGCAGTTTCAGAGGTAGCAGTAGAAGTAGCTACATTAAAATTATTTACAGAACCAAAAGTAGAATAAGCAGACATACCATGCTGAGTAAGCAAAGAATTATCAATCTTCTGCTCCTGCGGAATAACAGGATAAATACCACCAGAAGTGACAGGAATACTTACATCAGGTCCTTTCTGAGGGGAAGGAAGACAGCTAGTAAAATAGTCGTGATACTTAGCAGCAATATAAGGCTTTCCGCCTTTCGCAACATCAGAAACAAAAGTACCAGTATTTACACCAGCTACCGTAGCATCATCATCGGGAACAACCAAAGGGTCAGAAAGATTCTGATCTCTGAACCATTCGTTCATGATCAAAGCATAGGCACGGAACGGCAGAGCAGAGACAGACAGATTCGGGATACCAGTAGGGATACCAAAATAGTCAGCAATAGTTCCAACAGACCATCCAGTATCAGCTGGACTTGTAATCTGGGGCACTTCATAAGTAGTTTCCGGAATCCACGCAGATTCGGTATTTTCTCCGTTAAACTCTTTCCAATGCTTCCAGACAAGACGGTTCGGAACAAAGAAATAATACGTGTCAAGATAGACATTATCCATCATGGGAGTGAGAAGGGTCTGCATACGGACAACCTTCGAAGACTTCACGTTAAAGGTATCACCGGGCAGAACTTCCTCAAGGAAAAAAGGAACAATATCACCTGCATTAAACGAGGTTTTCACACTGGCAGAACGGTCGAACGTAGACCGAGAAAGGTCAATGCGAGTGGGATTCAATGCGAAATGGGATTCAGTGTTGCGATTCATTCAGATACAACCTCCTTAACAGGCTTGTCCACTACATCAGGCACAGACGGCACGGGTTCCGCCTGTTCAGTGGGCTTAACGCCCAAACGGTCAAGAAAATCTGCATCCTGAGAAGCAGCCAAGAACTCAGAGAAACTATGACCGAACTTAGCACGAACATCAACAGGCAGGGACATAAAGACCTTCTCAGAATCAGCAATCCTCTGGAGGGCTTCCGCATAGGTATGGGGCATCTCGGTAATATCACCATAGAAACCCTGCACCTTTTCCAAAACATCAACTTCGCCATTCTGATACCGTCTCAAAATAGCATGAATATCCGTGCTTTCCGCAAAGGACTGAATGAATGCATAGATGTCCTCGGTTCCATCCTCCTTAAGTTCAACCTGTCCACGCTCGTTATAGGAACCGGCATAAAGCTGCTTGATAGGGTTACCGGGGTGAGACTGGATGCGGTCACATGCGTCATACTGCGTCTTAAAAGGCTTATCAATCTTCATTCTCAATCACCACCTTAACCAAACGGTCACCGGAGACAAGCATAGTCGGGGGAGAAATCGGGTCAATGGTACCAGCTTCAACATGAAGAGTACCAATGCGATACAAAGCAAAATCAGAAGGGCAGAAATTCATAACACTACCGGCATTATTGACGGCCTGAGAGAAAGCTCTGATAGCAGATTCATCAGTGAGGTCAATAGTGGGAGCAGTAAACACATTAGCAGCTGCATCACGAATGGAATAAATACCGTATTTCACAGTCGGATACCTCCTCTAAAAATGGTCGGATTAATGTTAATCTTCTTACTCTTGGCAGCAGTTCGGCGAAAGACCTTATTGTCTTTGACTTTGGGCATTTTCTTCCTCATACAGTGGACCTCCTTAATTTTTTTGTTTTATTCAAGAAAGCTTCTTCCTCAACTTGCTGAATTTCTGGGGGAGATAGATTAGTCCGCTTCATTTTTCCTTCAAGAACACTCTGAGCGTTTCTCTTGCGACGCTCTTTAAGTTCGTCCAGAGAACCCGGACAGTCGATATCAAAGAGACGGTCAAAGTAGCGAGGTGGCTTAAACTTCCTGCCACCTTTTGGAGTAGATACGTTAATGTACGCATGGTCGTAAATATCCTTTCCGTGTTCATCATAATACTTACGGGCAATACCAGGCCTACGTGACATATCAGAAAACTCAGGTACAAGATTAAATTTCTTGTAAAAGTCGGCTTGTTCGCCAGATAGCTTTTTAGTCACATACCGAGCAACATAAGCACAGGATTCCCAAGTCACCTCACCAACAACAACGAAACCGTTATGCCATGTTTCCTGAATAGAATCGGAATTGTAATAGGTGTAAAACGAATCACCTTCACGGACAGTTTTGTACTTTACAAGGTCGCTTAGATGGAGACCAAACACAATTGCATGATAATGAGGTCTATGCGTCTGACCGCCATATTCACCGCAGGCAAAAAATCGAATCTTATCGTCCGAAAACTTCTTTCGCAAACGCTTCATCCATAATTGAAAATCACGTTTACATAATGTGTAAGAGGTATGTGCTTCGCCAGTTTCCGGGTCGGGGTAGTAGGCCTTAGGAACATGAAAATCGTCATACGTAAGCGTAACGAAATAAGCTGAATCATGATACTGCAATTCAAGCATACAGCGGTTAGCCCATTGCCGGGAACGATCAATACGGCAGCCAATACACTGACCACAAGGCAGCTGCACAACTTCCTTACCGGGATATCGAAGGGAACCGACAACATCTGAACCTAAGAATTTCAGTTTCTTCTTACCAGTCTCAAGGTCAACACCAAGAACAACGGCGGTTTGAGGGTGAAAGCAGCTCACAGAAGCATCACAACACAGTCTCGGAACCAAAGTACCTGACGGTCACCAAACAGAGAACGAGCTGGACGAACTTTAACCGGAACAGGTTCAGTTTCGTCCTTTGATACAATGATAAGCGAAGTCGATTCATCCCAATCTTTGTTGCAAGTCACAAGGTCACGGAAAAACATAGAATCACCTCAATA